CAGGTAAGAAGGGGATGGTATATGTTAAGAAAGATGGGGGGAAAAGGTTAATACATTTCGGCGATAGTAATATGAGTGATTTTACTAAGCATAAGGACTCGGCACGGCGTAAGAACTACCTCCAACGATCTGGAGGTATTAGAGATAAATCTGGAAACCTAACTGCAAACAATAAGAACTCAGCGAATTACTGGGCGAGAAAAATTTTATGGGGCGGTTAATTTCTCAGTATATTATATAACAATATTATGGCGTATGGAAAGTATAGTATGAAAGGCAACTCACCTATGAAGCGAAAAGATAAGAAACCTATGATGTCCCAAGATTACTTAGATTTAGCACCACCCAAATCTAAGGGAAAGAGGGGACCTAAGGTACCTGCATTAAGTAAGGAGAAACAGTTAGAGGCACACGCTGAGCATCACACTAAGAAACACATGGCGCTAATGAGAAAGTTAATGAAGGAAGGTAAGACCTTCGATGAAGCACATAAGGCGGCACAAAAAAAGGTAGGTAAATAAATATCTAATATATAATATATGAACCCTACTCGAGTATATAACCATTATAGTTTATGGGAGCGAATAGTTTATTGGGTAAGATCTTGGTTTTAGATTCTTACATAGAGGTCTGCCTGTGACGGCACATATAGTTGCCCAATAATCCTTAAGACCTTCTTACGCTCTTTAATGGTCTGTTCTTTCTTCATAAAATCAGTTATGAAACTCTGCCTTATTATATTTAAGGTCATCTCTTTATTTAATAATTTTTTAGTTACTGAACTAATAGCATTAGTTAAGTTAGTCTGGGTCATGTCCTTACCTTGTGTGTTGCACAGAAATAGGTTATGGTTCTTATTATAATTAGCATACCACTTCTTTATTAGGCGTTGCAATATGGGGTCAGTTGGTTTATAGACTACCTGCCCCAAGGACTTCGCTGTCTTATATTTATTAAATATGAAGGTATATAGACCATCCCTACCTTTACAGATATAATTATGGGTTCGAGGCAAACTATCTATGTCCTCTAACTGATCGCCTACATATTTCATACCTATATAGTTACCAAGTCTAACTGGATACGCCAAAGTATATAATGCTAATATAAGATAGTTTCTGTACTTAGTGAATGCATGCTCACCAGTTAAGAACTTCTCATTAAGGCGGAGAACCTTATGTTTAAGGTCTGGATAATCTAACCAACTTCTCTCACGCTGCTCATCGCTTAATCTATTATCTTCAGCATATACATTACGAATCTCGATGTAATCATTAAGGTAGTATCTGTAGCGACCAAGTAAGGACCCTGGCGCCTTGCTGTAATCTAACCAGCAGAGTAATCCGTGCAGCGTAACTATTGCTGTGTTATAACTATACTTAGAGTTTATGAGGAGAATTAGTTTCTCTGCGTCCTCAAAGTCCCACCAACCTATCCACTCATCACAAGGAATACCCTTAAGTCTTTCTAATCTACGAATATTATTATACATCATAGTAATAGAACCTTGGGTTAAACTCTTATTTTTAGATTGAAAATCATTAATAAAATCCTCCATATATATATATGGAAGAAATTAACTTAGAAAATCCGGAGAACATTACCGAACAGAGATACTTAGAATTAGCACAGCAGTTTCAAGAACAGTTTAATATTAAGGACCAGTCCTTAAGAGATGTTGAGGCGAAGTTCTTAGTAGCGTTGAAAGGTCTGGCGGTAGGATATGCTACTCTAAGGTTAGTTGATGACTATATGGATAATATGGTATTAGAAGGTCCTACTCATTTAGTTAAGAAAATGGTCGAGATGGGCAGAGAGCAGACAAGTGCATCATTAGAGGATGCTGTAGGTGCTACTCAAAATGAACCATAATCTTCTCATATACTGGTAGCGGTTGCTCTAACTTAATTACCTCTTTAATTAACAATCCATTATTAGTTAATTTAACTAAATTAAAATCATTTCTCTTTATTCGATTATATATAGTAGATCGGCAGCACCCAACGAAATGACTTAGTTCATCCATGGTCTTAAAATACCTTGTAAGGGGTAGTCCATCTATATCCTCCATGATGTTATACACACACTTAAAATGATAAGTATTAACTTGTGCTGTTCTGGGCATTATATTATATAATGAAGATAATTTTATCTTTATATATCTAATGAAAAAAAATAATATTAACTTAATATATAAATGAACTTTAATTTAATATCTCCAGAGGGTAATGGATATGAATATACTATTAGATTTAAGGAACCTATTGATATTGAACCTCAGTCCCAGATTACACTTAACTGGGCAGAAATAACAAGGGGTGGTAAGATTGTACTTAAGAATGATGCAAACATTAGCGTTACCATTAAGGCAGAAGACTGCTTCCCAAGTAAGGTCCCAACCGGCGGCGGACCTTTCGCTAATAATCTACCCCTTAACGGTCAAGAGACTAACACCGCCGTGGTTAAGGCAGGCACCTATACCTTTAGCGAGTTCGCTGTAGTTATCGATGATGCTATGGCGGCAATCATTAATCTCGTTGGTGCTGATGAGAATAATAATAACTTACAGTATTACCAAGTTACTGATTCAAGTTCATTAGTTAAACCAACCGATAATAACTTTAGAATGGGTTACGAGTTAGGTCAGGAGTATCATGCACAGAATGTAGGCAACTCACACCAGACCTTTAACCCTACTGGTAGTCCTCAAGCGAATGCCTTATTTACTAATGGGTCTGCCTTAATTAAGACTGGTGGTGCCGTTACTACCTTCGATAGTTTCTCAAGTGATTTTAATAAGCACTACTTTCACTATCAGTTTAAGACCGATAATGTCGCTAACTTTCAAGACGAAAATTATATCTATTTAAGATCACAGACTAAGGTCGGTTCTGGGACCGGTGCCGGCATCCAACAAGGTAGTATTATCTTTGGATTATATTCTAAGGAGTATGCCCAAGGTGTAGGTGCTGCACCTGACGCTAACAGAACCGCTGCTGGATTAGGTAATGGTATTGATACTGATTCTAACGGTTTCCCTAAGAACTTTATTAATGTTGTCCAGGAGAAATACTCTGGAGATATAATTATACAACAAGCAACATCCGCTGGTGGTATTAGAATTGAGGAGTTTAATAGTATAGGGACACACTTGGGTGATATGCAAGAGATATATAGAGTACCAGTAAGGCAGTTCTTCGCTGAGGGCACTACCCCAGCATATTCATTTCAAACCTATATCGATAGTGAGGCAGACCCTGCTTACAAGACCAGACCTAAAATCTATTACAGATTACTTACTAATCTAAGCACAGGTGCCCCAGGTGATAATTCTGCTATGACTATTATATTCGACTCTAAGGACATCGGTTGCTTCTTACCATTCGACTTACTTAAGCATGGCGCCGCTAACGGTGCTGGATTAGATTATGATAATAACGCTGTCGATGTTAATTCTCAAATCCCATTTAATGTCTGCCTATATGCCGACACCGCTACTGAGGGATGGCGTGTCTGTAGATTTAAGTCATTTCAAAAAGAAATTAACTCCACTAACTTCGCCACATTCCCACAGACTATCATTAATAAATATACTATAACATTAGATGCCGAACTCCAAAAGGCAATCGGTTTCGTAAGCGCCTCCTTGCACCCTAACGCTGTCTTAGATATGATCGTTAATGATACCTTACCACAGTCAGTCGAGAATATCGTAGTAGTCACCAGCGACCTCGATATTAACTGGCGAAGAGATAATTACTCTATATTCATCGACCTACCTATCTCTGCATTTAAGAATGTGTCCTCATCACAGCAAGGCGGATTCCGTAAGACTATCTTAGCGAACCTACCCTCACCTTTTAGCACTGGAGTAGTTATAGAACCAGTCACACGAGACAACCAATCTGTTATAAGTACCTACCAACCATACCAACCTATTACTAATGATTTAGCGAATAATAAAATTAATGTTAATAGTCTTCGCATTAAGATTATGGATATGAAGACAGAGTCCTTATCTACTGAACTTATAGGATCGATACTTAACTTTACTATTCATAAACCTAAATAATTTTCTCTCTTTTATTTATATATAATGTCTTTAACACTTAGTGACCAACAACTAAGAGATTTATTAGATGAAACCAAGGATAGACCAGTTAAAAGTTTCAAACTGGATATGTTAAGTATGACCCAGTTACAGAAACTTGCAGGTTACATGAGTGGTCTTAAGATTAAGCAAGCGGAGATGAAGGCGATGGGTAAGGACCAACTCATCGTCGAAATTAAGAAAAGGTTCCCTAACATCGAGGCACGGATTAAGACTGGCGAGTTCGATTCGGTTGGAGTTTCTAAGGACAAAACTTTAGAGAACCTTAATGTAGCGGCACTTAGAAAGTTAGTTACCAAATATAATAAGGACATCGTCATCCCTAAGTATAAGACCCTTAGTAAGGATGCACTCATAGCAGAAATCCGTAAAAGATTCCCTTTAATTGAGTTTAGACCTGAAGTAAGGCAACCCCTTAGAGAGGATGAAGAACCTGTGGTAGTAGATAGGGTGCAACGCCGAGTTAATATTATCTTAAGAAACTATGAGAAGATTTTTGGTGAAGCGAAATCTCGACCAGTTAGAAGAAGACCAAATGAGGATATTATAGAAGAATATGGGGGCACTAATTTAGATACTTATGATCCAGAAACTAATATGATTAGAACACCTCAGCAGATGGAACCAGGTGCCTTTGATGATGGGTTCGAGAAGATAGGGGATACTGGTCCTTACTTACATGAGACCGAGATAAGAGCACCAACTATATCACCACGAGGTTTTACATGGGAGGACGATGGACAGGCGTGGAGAGATAAGTATGTAGCGAGGGCGGCACCTAATAATTTAAGGTATGATGTCTTTGAGAGTAGTTATGATATAAAAATGTGGAGAGATGTACCGGCAGAGGACTATGCCTTAGCACGATATCCAGGTGGAAGAGTTCATAAAATGGAAAGAAAAGAGTTCGTTGATGCTACCAGTTTAGAAGGTAGAATAGAAAGAGAAAGAATGAAAATCCCAAAAGACCAAAGAAAAGAACCTTATACGGAGAATTTAATTAATGAATTCTTTAAGGTTTTTGGGGGTAATATATATATAATGTCTCCCCCTATTGGAAGCACTTTTAAGGACGGAGAGGGTAAGAGAAGAGATATAGAATATAGTGGTTTAATATTAGCAAGTGGAAATATGAAGGGTGGGGGTGAGGTAGATAATAAAATTAATAAGTTATTATCAGTACCTATTGGTAAGATATTTTATACTGATCGGTCTTACGGTCATAAGAATATCCATAAGTATTATTTTAATATGACTCCAACTGAGGCAATTAAGATATTACTTAATCGCAAAATGATGGGTGTGCGTATTTGGGATGAAGGGGTAAATGAACGACTTAAGGCAGGAGATGCATCTACTCTTGATGTACCAAGAAATATTGATGAGAGATTATTAGAACCAGAAGAAGAGGACGATGAGGTGGGTGATGTTAAGTTACAACCAAGTGACGAACTGAAAGGTTCATTAACTAATAAGAATCTTAAGACTTTATATGAGATAACTTTAATAAAACAAAATATCCCCACTTACCGACAGAATGTTGAGGATTGTGTTGAAATTATAGAAAAGCAAATATTAGAGATAGAGAATGATTATTATGAGGACCCACCTAAGGACAAAGATGGAAATGTGTTGCACGAGAGTGACCAGCATGAGTTATTAGATACAGAAACAAGGGAACAAGCGATAGATTACAACTACCTCGCAAAGATTACACCGGACCCTAAAATGAGAGACTTATTATATTCGGCATATTCATCAGCAAGTGATCGTAAGATATATATGCTCCCTCCTGTTATGGATTTTGAAGGAAGAAGCGAGTTTAGTAAATTACCTGCAAGGGAACTATATGGTTATGATGCAGATGGCGAATTAGATGAAGAATATTTGGATGCTGAGTATAGTATTGCATTAATAGCGTGTGACCCTAAGGTATTAGGAAACTACCAAGAATTTATTAAGTACTTTACTAAGGCAGAGATAAATTTATTATGGGCGTGTGGATTTAAACTTATCCCAACCGCAGGTATAAGTCCGTTTTATGACTCAGGTCCTTTACTTAATAATAGTGAAGGGTTATTCGGTATTAATATACCATTCGGTAGAATGTATATAAATGATGCTGTTCAACTAACAGGTGCTGAGATGACTGAAGACAGATTACTTAGATCTTTTACCTTATCCAAAGATGAAACTGAGGAGGCGGACCTTACTGATGACTTACAGAATTATAATAATATACCAGAACAACCTTTCTTAACTGATGCCTATGGAGACCAGTATAGAAAGGGAGACATGATATATGACCGAAACCCCGATGTAAGGCGTGGAGATGTAGGACCAGACTTTGGTGTCCCAATCCCAGAAGAAGATAAGGCACATTTTGCACGCATCGCTGCTGGAGATACAGACTTACGATTAAAAGCAGACCGATTAGATATAGTTGGAAAATAATTTCTAATATATATATATAAATGGAGATGGAGATAGATGATGCGATATTCGATAAGGAACCTAAGAAAAAGAAGCAACTTAGTGAGAAGCAACTCGCTGCCTTAGCACGAGGTAGAGAGAAGGTTAAGGAGAAGCGCATGACTAAGATGAGAGAGGCGGCAGAGATTAAGGCATCTAAGGAAGCGAAGGCAGTTGAGAAATCTAAGGCGAAGATGACCAGAATGGAACAAGCACGCAGTAAGGTCCAGACTACTGCACGCCGTAAGAAGATAGAGAAGTTTAATGACCATAAGTATAGGATATTAGAAGAATACGATGATGAGAATGATTTTAATGATTTCGCTCGTGCCTTAGATACAGTCGATGAAGACCTTATGGCGAGTCCTAAGAAACTTAAGAAATACTTAGGTGATATGATTACTGCTAATGGGGGAAAAGTTGATTATTAATTTTTTCTCTATATAATATATATGAAAGAGAAATCTAAGGCACGAGACCTAAAAGTATATCCTATTAAGATAGATGAAGATAAGTTAGGAGAAGACGATAGTGCTTATCCATTACCTAACAGAGTGCATTTTAATGTGTTATTGGGGTCAATTCGTTCTGGAAAATCCACGCTACTTAATTCATTATACCTCAGTCCCAGGTTTATGGGGGGAGATATGTATGATGTTAAGATACTAATATCCAGTACCGCTAAGAATGATGTCCAGATGGTGCATATGATAGAACACTTCGATTATGTATTCGAGGACTACACAGATGCCTTACTAACTGAAATCCTTACTATGATTGAGAACGATAATGAAGATCGCCATTACCTTATGGTAGTAGATGATGCTATGGCGGAGAGCGGTATTACACAGAAGAAGGCAGGGAAACCAGATAAATTTACTCAGTTAATAACACGCTATAGGCATGTAGGTAGTAATGTATTACAGACTGAGGGTCGCCTCAGTATAGCGGTCGCCTTACAGTTCTTTAAGTATCTTACCCCAACATTAAGAAACCAGATTCAAGGACTGTTTTTGTTAGGCGCCTTTAGTGAGAGTGAGATTAAGAAGATTGCAGAGGCGTTCTCATTTATAGGTGGATCGACTAAGGAGTTCTTAAGGTTATTTAATGAGACACGGAAAGAGGACTATGACTTTAGTTATATTAATGTCCCACGCTTAGAGATGTATAGAAACTTTAATGAGTTAGTCTATTCAAAAAATAAATCTATGCTTAATGATATAGATGGAGGAAGCGAAGAAGACGAAGATGTTAGCGAACTTGGCGAAAGCAAGAGCGGCAAAGGCAGCGAAGAGGGCAGAATTATTAGCACAGAACCCCAAACCAAAGGTCGTAAGAAAAAGAAAAATTAAGAAACCTTCTGCTGAGGCAGAAAAGGTAGAAGTAAAAATAGAAGAAGTAGATCTATCACCTAAGGTAGTGCCTAAGGTCGTAACACGCATTAGTAGTAGAAGTCTCAAGATACCTAATTTATTTTAATGATTCGTCCCTTTAATCGAATGATACCTCAGTCTCTGGTAAGAACTGCACCTCATCGCTGGTAGTCTCACAAGTAAGTCCAAGTTCGATTAAGTTCTGTTTAAGTTCATTCTTTCTTATTATATAGCACACACCATTTATATTCTGTGGTTTATGACTGGTATGCTTATCTCGCACACCATCTAAGTCACGCATCTCTCTTTTGAAATCGATATTCTTTACTTTAGACTGATAGTCTGTGTCGCCACTTGTCTCACAGAATCTTACATAACCCTTATATAAATCGCCACATAGCACAATCCAATCGCCATCGCTCTTAGTATGCACTTGTGAATAGTTACGAGTGTGGTCGTCCATAAGTAATTGCTCCAAGAATGCATGGTAGTTCTTAACACTATTACGCATAGACCGCTCTAAGAAATCTGTCTTAGGAATGGTAGTTCGGTCAAACTGAAAGTTACTAAGATCGATATCCTTAAGGAACTTATAGAACAACGCTAAGGCATTAGGATTTCTCTGCGCATTATAATATCTTGAGTACTCAGTCTCAGTATATCTCTTGGTAGCAGACTCGAATAAGGCGAACCGACGATTATCATCAGTAATCCTTATACCAGTATTCTCCTCATTAAGCGTCATGATGAAGTTAATGAAGTTCTTATCTTTACACATGTCCTTATACTTCTGCTTGATGTTGATTACCTTAGAAGTGATTGCACCCTTTAACTTCTCTATATTCTTAGCATTATCGAGACCTTCTGGTTCATCGATATTAACTAATATCTTATTCTTAAGCGCATCGTTGAAACTACCCCACACCTCACTCGCTGGGTCTCTGGTCTCAAAGAGATAGTCCTCACCGAATAACCTACCAAGCATAAGGACATAATCACTTTTACCTATACCCTTCTTACCTTTAATGACTATCATTATCTCACTCTTACGAGTTGGATTCTGTATTATATTCGCCAACCATCTAAGGTTATACACATAGTTAATTGCACTCTGCTCTTGTCCTTTCTTATCTATGAATAAATTCTTCATGAATCTAAGGATTAGTTTATAATCTTTTCTGTCTTGGTCGCTGTAGTCCTCCTCAGTTAGTGTGTCCGCTAAGTTAGCAGCACTGAAACCTTTGAATGTATTGAAGTATCTTTTAGGACACTCATCGATGTCTGGAACCCAAGTCTCATTCTCATAGATACGCTTATTAGGATCTAATATCCAATTATCGATAAACAACTTAGGTATCTTACTACCAGTAATTACATTAGTCTTGTAACCATCAGCGACGACCCAATCACAATACATATCTCTAAGGCATGAAGTACTAACGAAAGTATTACCTTCTGGTCTAAGGACTAAGAAACCATTCTGTAACTTAATCTTAGCGACATCCTCGGTGTTCTCGAATATATCTCTAATTTCTTTATAGCGTTCAGTATCAGCATCTACTTGTTCTTGCTTACTCATATTAAGTTGCATCTTCTGGAGATGAGGTGGAAAGTCTTTCATATCTTTAAATACAAATCTTACATTAACACCTTCAACATCTTTTAAGTAATTATTAAGATTATCTAACTTGAGACCTTCTTGCTTACCTACGAAGAACCCATCCATCATACTACCGCCGATCACCCACTTGTCCTTAAGCAGATACTTAATCGCTAACTGTAGAACCTCATTCTCTTTATTGAATATATAATGACTTAAGACTTTACCCCCTTTATTATAGGTGGTATTCTTCTTCTTCATCTCATGCTCTACCGCCCTTACTAACTTACTCTCGCTGTTCATAATGTATTTCTGTAAGGCATGAATCTCACTCTCTAACGAATTCTTTACAACAAACTGGTTCTTACTTTTCGAAGTGAATAGTAATTTAATATAATGCATCTTAGCGTCGTCCTTAGTAATATTAACACCTGCCTTCTTCTTGCGTGATATAAAAGTCAAAAGCATTTCATCCCTATTACTGCAGTAGTTCTGTAGTTGGTCATGCTTAAGTCCCGCCTCTTGGGCGGTCTGTAAGGCAAAAGAGTAAGCAGCATTAACCATATCACAATCATAGTAATGCCTATATGCAAGAGCATTACGCCACTTACGACTAAGAGCACACAGACCAGTCTTACAGAAGACACGCCCTTGTAAGGTAGCACCCTTCTGTTCATAAATAGGTGTGTAAGTACCAGTAATCTTATCGCACTTACGCATCAACCGTTTCATCATATTAAGATCGGTAGCATCTATATCTAAACTATTTACATTATCTAAGGCATACCCAAGTAGTGCAACATTAAGCGTCTCACTCGCTGGAATCATACTACTCATATACTCATTATCCAAGATATTATTTTCGTGGTTCTGGATTTTATTCATTTTATTATATAATGTATAACAGATATTTTTAAATCAAATTTTAAATAATTATTATTTAAATCTTTAAATCTTCATCGGTGATTTCACACTTTTCACAGCGAACCCAGATTGGACATCCTTACTGCATATTTCTTATATGTCCTTAACTAATCTGGCGGTGAAGAAATTAGGGCATTTTACCAAAAACTTTCTTTCAAATTTTTATAAAAAATTTTTTTTTAATTTTTTTTTTTTTTTATGTTTTCTACAGCAAAAGTTTCTCTAAAATATCTTCATTTCTTCACCGGACCTTAAATTATTACCTAGTTTCTTTAAGGACCCCGGTGAAGATTTTAAATTCCTTACCATACCATTTCTTTGGGCGGTGAAGAAATTTCTTAATTTATTATATATGGGTAATAACATTGCATTAGTTAAGACTATAATGGATGGATTAGTTAATATTATTAAGGTTATAGGATTTAAGAGTAAGTGTTGTGAGAGTAGTTGTAGTACCACTACCGAGGATGATGGTAGTGATGTTATATATGAAGATAAAACTAAGGATAGATATATAGGGGTAAAAGGATTAGATGGTGACTTTAGATATCATGATGATTAGGTTGCTACTGCTGCTGGTGCCTTAGATTGTAATGCTTCTGTATCTATTCCGGCGGCAGTTCCAGTCTGTAATGGTCCAGATAAGTCCTCAGCGGTTTTAGGTTTCCCAAAGATATTCTCAAAGAGATCCACTAACCCCCCTATTGCCCCTATCCCAAGTCCAACTGGTCCCAACCAATCTAAGGACTGACTTGCTGCTAAGTCGCCAGCACCTTCTCCTAAGGTTGCACCAGCATCATCGCCGGCACCTGCTAATGCTTGCTTAGCGGCATTAACGCCGTTCTTAACTCCTTGACCGGCACCTTGGATAGCATTACGGGCACTACTAAGGGCACCTTGTGCTTGGGATAATGCATCACCTCCTGCCTCTTCTGCCGCTTGGGCAGGCGCCTTAACTATTGTCTGCCCTAAACTACGAGCACCACTAAATGGGGATGCTTGAGCACCTGGGGCAGTAGTAAGGTCGGCAGCAGCAGTTCTACCAGTCCCTGCTAATGTATCACTTTCTGCCTCAGTAGCAGGTGCTTGACTTAATTGGGTACCACTTGGAGCAGATGGTTCCTCAGCGCCGGTGCCTTGAGGACCAGCACTATCCTCTGCCTCATCAGTTTGAGTATCTGCCTTCTGTTGTCTTGCTTGACCTTGAGCACTAATACCCGCTGGGTCACTTTCTTGTGCCTCACTTAATACCCTTTCTTGGGTTCTTGCTCCACCTACAACATCAGGTTCTTCTGCTATAGATCCTAAGGATTCACTTGGTCCAGCAGATGCACCTTGTGTTCCAGTTTCACTTAAGGATGAAGGTGCTGGGTCATCAGTCTCTCCAGTCGCTGGTCTTGTATCTCCTTGAGTGCTTGGATTAGAAGTAGGTTCGCCTTTAGCAGCGGCGGCACGGTTCTTTAATATGTTCTTATATACCTTACGACCCGCCATGAAGGCACCACCTAAGGCGGCGACACCTTCACTACCTTGTTGGATAGGACCAGTTATGTGTTCGAATGCTTTCTCTAAGGAGTTCGCTTTCATTTCTCTGTTCTCAGCATTCATATCTTCAGCGTGAGACCTTGCTCTATTCATCTTATCTGCATAACCACTTAATAGACTTTGATAGGACATTTTATAGAATAAGGTTAGATTTTTTTTTATTATGTAATATTATAATGATAAAATCTAAAACCAATATATTACAATCTAAAACTAAGACTACACCAGATGAGGCACGATCTATGAGAGGGGTCCTTAGTTATGTGCCTAAATCATTCGATAATATCGCTGAGAGTGATAAGAAGAAAAAGGATATAGAAGAAATATTCGATAAGGGCAAAAAAAAAAAAACATCTAAAAAATAAAATGTTTAGTAATATTATAAACATGGATTACGGTGATAATGCTACAGGACAGATGCAGACCCCTATTCAATACTTAACAGATTATAAGATAACAGATATGGAGAACATTATGGAGGTAAGAACAGAAAGAGTTTTCCCCATTAACTCATCCACCTTTAAACATATCTTTAGATTAGATACAGCAGGATTCTTAGATAAGTCCTCACTCTTAACCTTTAAGGTTAATGCTAAGGATGCCGTTGCATCCGCTAAAGAACTCCGCCTTAACTGTTTCAACGCTGCTTTAGGTGCGATTAAGAGAGTTCAGTTACATTTTGGAGATTTCGAAATCCAGAACCTTAGTGAGGCAGGTAAGTGGGCAACATTAAATCACCTCTATAAGGTCAAACCAGATGTCCAGAACAAGAAGTTATCTCATTACTTAGGTAACCAATTACAATACAAGGTCCTTAGTGCTGATGATACCGCTGAGATGGCGGCAGGTAATGGACCAACTGGTGCTATCTACCCAGATAATGAGAAGTGTGGTATGAACTACGGTAACTTTAGTACCGGTGCCGGTGCAGCAGTAAATTCCTTACAGATCACTGATAGTGCTGATGGTAACTTCTTATGTGCTATTCCCTTAGGTATGCTCTTACCCGCCTTAGATAAGAGAGATATTCCATTATTCTTATTCACAGATTATAAGGTTTTCCTCGAAATCGAATTCGAGAGTGATGCCTCTAAATTCGTTAATGCCGCCACCGTTAATAACTACGCCAACCCTAACAATGAACAACTTAACGCTGCCGATGGTGATGTAAGATACTCTAATGTAGAATTAGTAGTAGATTACTTAATCTTCCCCAGTAGAGTGCAAGAGGACTACCGTGCTAAGACCGCCGCTGATGGTGGATTAACCTTAGACTTCATGAATGTATTTAATATCGAAAAGTCCTTAAATGCTGGGACCGCCAACCTCGACCAGCAGCAAGACTTCCGCCTAAATGTTTTAGACCAAGAAGTCCATTACATCCAAATCCTTAAGCAGTTACCAGACAGTACTAAGGAGCGTGTCCTTATGGGTCAGCGTAGTGATGGGGTTTCTATTAACACATGTCAGTATAACATTAATGGGGTAGATATCTTTCCAACCCCTCAGCACTCGCCTTTACAACACTATAACCAACTCTCTTATGTCCTTGGTAACGATCTTCAAGTTATTAAACCATTATACTGCACCGATGTCAATACCGAATACTCCTTATTAAGTCCTTCTCAAAGTAATCTCTTAGGTAAGTATAATGTCCTTGCTCTCGACCTTAGTAATGGTAACCCACAAATCCAAGGTGGTGGTCGTGTAATCGGTCAGTATCCTATTATCTTTAAATATGTAAGAAGAGGACACGGTGATGTTAATAGTAATATCGCCAACACACCTCAGTGCGCCTTAGCAGATACTGGGGCACTTTCATTTAACTTCTTTGTAGGCACTACTCGTCTCGTTAATGTCCGCTCCGTCGCTGGAGGTGGTATGAGTATCGTAGTTAGTAATCTTTAATTAATTTATTTTCTTAAGTTATTCTATAGTATGAGCACGCAATATATAGATATTAATGCCCAACAATCATCTATAATAGATAAGACCAATAACAACAGATTTACTTACCAACTTAATGAAGGGATTGAGTTACCAACTGGGACTGAGATTGCAGTCGCATCGTCCTTTATTAATAAGAAAGGTATTACAGGTGGTAGTATCGAAATCGAAGCGGATATTAGTGAGACCATCCACTATGTTTATTATGGGATAGACACCGACTACCAGACCTTAAAACAGGACACCCATGACCCTACCGGTCAGTATGGTATAGATCTATTTACTAAGACCAATCAACCAGTTAATACTCTATTTACTGGTAGAAGTTGGGCGGCAAATAATCCAGATAGCGGAGGAGACGCTAATAATACTGCCTATACTTTTCAGCGTAATAATATAGGGGGCACTGAAAATAAGATGCCTTATGTTAATTTCGTTAAGGATAATAATGGTTTCGTTAGTATAGTGCCTATGACTGGTAAGCACACTATCCTTATCCCTAAGGGTACCTATACCGTAACATCTATGGCGCAATTAATCCAAGACCAACTTAATGGGATTAAATTAAATACAGATAGTGGAGAAGAGGACTTCTATACCTTTCAGCGTCGTAAGAAGACATGGACCGGGGTGCCGGTTAATAATGTAACTAATCGTGTTATACAAGCAGAAGAGAGTTTCTTACCAGGTAGGACTAACTATACTGATACTACTATTGCTAACGGTGAGAAGAATGATATTACATTCTGGGATGCATTTAGACAGTTCGGTAATGTATTACCAACTATAGGTGGTGAGACACCAGAGACCGGATTAAAACTATTCACAGACCAATTAACTCTTAAGGGCACTATAGGTGCTGGTGCTACTGGGTTTATGGAGGGTTTAGTTGAACCTTTAGATTATACTAATGGGACTATCTTAAGTGCTATAACTATTCAACCCCAACATTACGAAAATATAAGGCAAGGATTACTTACCGCTACTGATGCCGATTTAAATGCTAATCTTCCCAACTGCCTAAATGATTTATATTTCATTTATAAGGGAGAGGACCCTGCTAATAAGCAGAGGATTTTTGCTAACGATGGTGCTAATACTCCATGCTATTACCAAGGGTTCTGTGCTGACCGTAATGGTAGGGACTTTAATGTAGATCCTAACTCTTTCAAAGCACCTGCTACTGGACTCGCTGCTTTTAAGGCGGCGGCAGATAAGGAGAATCCAGAATTTAGACGCTTGGCGCCGTCCTTAAAATGTAACCACCAACTTAACTTATTTAGTGTAGGCATTCCTATAGGCGCCCAAAGTATTAATATAGATTATAGTGATGTCCAGTCTGGGTTCTCTATAGGTCGCCTTCACACTCCTCGTAAGTTCCCTACTCATGATCGATATGGTAATTCATCGAGTGCTACTGCCGGTCAAGAGGGTGTGTATGCTAAGCGTATCGCTACTGGTAATTTTATAGATGCAGGATATACCCAAGAAGTATATTCAAAGGGATTAACACCTATAGGACTACCAGACGCCGGTGATACATCACGCCTTAGTTTCATGATGGCGAACACTCCTACTGGGGATGTAGGGTCTGTTTATACAAGTATTAACTCCGCTGTCCAGAACTTTATGAGTAGGACTGGTGGTATTATGATTTATAACTGGGGCGTCAATACTGCTAAGGAGAAAGGTAATAAGGTATTCGTTAATACCCAGACCTCTTCTTTAAGGACATTCGAAGAGTTCTTTAATTCTAAGGCAGAAGCAAAGTTAGCATGGGCAGAGACTTTATGGGGTAGATTAGGTTTCAGTTATGACCAATTGCAAGACCCTAATAACTGGGGTGAAGAGAAGTGGGTCTATAATGTAGATGGTACTCATAAGGGTAATGGATTTACAACTAACGAGAGTGTCGATCCCAGTATAGTAACAAGTATATCCACTATATTTAACTCCTTTAACTATACAAAACCAACGACTGCGCCTACCCCACCGGGTTCTGTGAATCCTACTACTCTTAAGAATGTTAATATCCAGTTATTCACCCAGTTAGATGTTAATACTCCTGCTAATTCTTTTAATAATAATGCCGCCAACACCGATGTTAGCGATGTGTGTGTAGCACCTTACCAGAATAGTTTCTATACTTCGGCGGTTATGATACCGATTATTACTAAGGATAAACCCACAATCGCCGACGGACTACCTACCTTATCTAAGAATGGTTATTTCTTAATCACAAGTAATATCGTATCTAATGAGGACATCGCTAAGCGCCACGACCCACTCGCTATCCTCGATGTTGTCCCAGTTACATCCTTAAGTAATCAAGACTTTATTACAGACAGAAATGAGTTAGTGCATGTCCTTAGTAATCCTAAGGTCCTTAACAACATCGATATATCCATCCTCAACCCAGACCTAACTAATCCTACCCTTAATCCTAACTCAAGTATCTTACTTAAGATCACTAAACCATTACCCCAAACAACTATCTTAAGGCAGAACGCTGAGGACGAGATAGAGGAGAACATCATAACTGCATCAGTCCAACAACAACTCAAACAAGCAGAGGGTGTCCAGTCTGGTGGTAAGAAAAAGACCCCATAAACCCCCCCTTCCAGATTGGACATCGCTCAAATGATGAAACAAATCAAAATTGAAATGTTTTTCTCCTAAAAGAAAAGAGCATTCTGCTGACTAACTCGATAATGCCTAACCACTTTCAAGGACATGTTACTCTCTCCGCTAAGGACGGCACTAAGGGTGCTGATTTCATTAAGGACAAGTTCCCACCCGATGAGGACTTCTATGAGGACGGTAATGATGCTACTGAATTCTTTAATCACTGCGGACTCTACAGAGGCAGAGAAGATGATGAGCACTCCTATCACGACCATATTAAATTTCTTGGTAGTAAGTGGGGTGCTTATGACTGGTCTTACCATCGCACAGACTCCGGTGAGACTATTGAGGTAACTATTACTTACCAATCGGCGTGGTGTGCTCCAGAGCGAGGTTTTCACAGACTTTCAGTTAAGCACGATCTAACCTTTAGCGGTTGGGGAGATGAACCTGGTGCTGGATTCATTAGTCATTATAACAACGAGGGGTCAGTAACTACGGACACTCTTTCAGTTACACAACTTAGGGACAAGTTTCCAGAATATGAAATCTTTAGTGCAGACCAAGATAAGACAGATGGTTATTACATCGCAGATGAGGACAGCGAAGATGAGGACGCTGGTTACGCCTTTTACCAAGGACAGTTTATGGATTATGTATTTAATAGTTATGTGGTGAAACCACGAAGCACTTGGTTTGATGACTTTAGGCAGTCCTTTGACCCCCATGCTCCAGATGGGACACAAGACGAAATCGACCGATACTTTGTTAAGGAGTATAACGAACTTTTCGAGAAACTATAGATTAGATTATTAATTAGTAGATATGTATAAATATTTTTTTCTATTATGTATATATAAAATGCCCGTCCAAAGAATTCCATTTAGTATTCCGCCACTTAACGAACAATCTACTACTGCTTCCGCCGCCGGTGTCCTTACTGGGGGTTTTAGATTTAACGGTAATCCTAATGTTAAATTCTCAGTCCCTGCCCAACCTCGAATGTTAGACACAAGCGAGATGTACCTTACTGGTCAGTTCGTAGTAATGCAACCAGATAACACACCACTTTCATTAGCGAATGGTGAAGCGAATTTCGCCGCTAATAATGGCGCTAATATGACCAGAAACGCTAACGCTAATATCTCACCTTGGGGTGGTATTGAAAATGTAATCGAGCGTGTAATGGTCCAGACCAAGAAGTCCTCAGTAGAACTAATGACCCACAATAACTATCCTATGTATGTTAATCTTAAGAACGGATACACCCATAATGATGAGGATTATTTAGTCTCACCTCTTACAAGATATGGTGCCGCTGGGACAAGAAGTGATTTCACTAACCGCCACCAAGTAACACAACCTAACGCCACAAGTGCCGCCGCTGGTGTTATGACTAACTTACAGAACTTTAATGATCCTAACTTCGGACAGTTCTTTTCATTTAAAATCGATACATCCTTACTTAATAACATGAAGATGCTCCACCTCGGTGAGGACCATTTAGGGGGTCTTTTAATTACCCTCGAACTCGCTAACCCAGATGGTGTATTCTACCAGAGATTTAGAAAGATGGACTTCACTCAGCAGACTGCATGTGATATTAAGAACTCTCAGTATGTCCTTAGAAACCTTAGACTCGAAGGTCGATACATAGTCCCAACACCCCAAGAACTCAGTTCATATAACTCCATGGTTGCACTTAATGATAGAGTTAATCTTATTAACGATGTTAATTCATCAGTTAATAGTAATACTTATACACCTAACCTCGGTGCCGTTAAGGGTTTTGTTAATCTTTTCTTAGATGACGACCAGACCAATAACATCGCCCAGTCCCAATCTAACTTTAGAGTACCATTAGGTCTCGCCAGTTATACTCAGGATAAGAATAACATTAGAAACCCAGAAGATTTCGTTGTTAATGTAAGTCCTAATATGACCCAGACTACTGCCGAGAATTCGTCCTTAGCAACTGTTAGTGCTATTAACGCCGCTGACCCAGTCGGTGCCCAAGGTGATGCCGAAGTCCGCCAGAGATTTCAGCGCTCTATCCTCGATGGTAAGTTAGCAGACCACACAAGTGCATCTCTTAATATTACTAATCAATCTATTTTAGAAGATAATAAGACCGCTGCCGCTACAACTGATGGCGTAGGTAATAACAATAAATGTGATCTTATGGGTATTGGACTTGATTATACTCATGGATTAATGAATGTCTCTAACTTTAAGAACCAAGATTATACACTTATTGTTAAGTCTTTAGTTAATAGTGGTAATGCTAATGTAACAAGTGAGAGAAACCAGAAGACAGAACTCCAGCAGACTTATGTCCGTAATAACGCTGCTTTGGACCAAGGTTCATTACAGAAATCGATGTGATTTTATTTTCTATAAGTATATTATAAATGAGTTTTCGAAGCGTATTGGAGGGACATATGAATGCCCTACCTGTATCTATAGTTAAGAAGATTATATCTAAATACAATAAGGAGTTAGATATAAGAGGATATAGTAAGATGAGTAAGGCAGAGGTTATATCTGCAATAAAGGCGAAGAAACCTATGGATAAGACTTTACTTGCTAAATTAACTAAGGAAGCAGAAGGTGAGCGTAAAAAGAGGGGTGATAATGTTAAGGCAGCACCCAAGGCAGCACCTAAGAAGGATGAGAAACCACCTATAGATCGATTTAGAGTCCGCAGACAGATAGCATCCGCCGCCGCTGATGCAGGTAAGAAGCGTGCTGAGAAGAAGGCACCTGCCGCTAAGAAAAAGTTTAAGGTAACTGGTGTCGAAAGTGAAGAACAGAAGAAACTTAATGCTGAGATGGGTAAGATATTAAAAGGATTAAGAGCACGAGGCGACCTTAGTAGATCTAAAATTCAAGGTAGTAAGTTAGTGCATGAGGGTGGTGAGACCCAATCTATTACTAAGGAAAGAGTAGAGATATTTAGGAGAAGACTTCAAAGGTTATTAGATAATGAGAAGAAGGGTGAAGAAGAGAGAAAGAGGACTCCAGAGGAACAGCGTAAGAGAGAGAGAGCAGATATAGATAGAATTAAGAAACAAAAGGCATCGGTACAGAGTTTCTTAGGAGATATGGAGAAGAAAGGTAAGAAATTTAGGAAGGGAGTTAAGAAAAATAGACAAAAAGATGATGAGGTCGATCCAGAAATAGAACTTCAACGACTACCGGAAAGAAAACCTAAGAAGGAGAAGAAGGATAAGAAGACAGAAGAAGGTGCAACTCAGTTCTTAGGATTAATTGAGTCCAAAGGTAAGGAAGCATCCGCTAAGATGAGAAAGACCTTAGAAGTTAAACCAATAGATGAAGATCCAGAAGCAAAAAGGCAACTCGCCTTCTTGTATGGGGACGGACATCTTAATGCTATTAAGGCACAATTAGCGAACTTAGAGAAAGAAATGATTAGTGAAATGAAAGAACATTTAAAGAAAATACCTGGTCTTACTATAGGTGATTTTAGAGTAATTAGACATGGGGGTCAAATACAATTAGATAGTGCATTCGGTGATAGAATTAATAAACAACAGAAAGAGATACAAGAATTATATGGTAAGTGGGGTAATTTAGTAGGTGAAAGAAACGCAGACCTTCAAAAAGCAATAGGTGCTTACAATAGAAAAGTTAAACCAGTAGTTACTAAAGTAATGAAAGCGCAGAGAACTAAGCAGAGACAGTTAGCAGATGAGATATTCGAAAAGGAAAGTGCTGATAAACCTGAGACTAAGGCGAAGAAACCAACTAAGGCACAAGCGGATGCATTCATAGGTGCTTTTAGAAGAGGACGGAACGCCACTGAGAGTTGGTCGGAGTCTAATAAACCACAAGCGAAATGGATATTTGATAACATGTCTGCCTTTAAGCGAGAATTTATGTAATAATATTATCTAATCTAATTATATATGCCGCCTAAGACTGAGAAGATTACTCTTAAGGACGATGATGGTTCAAAGAATACATTCAAGATTAAGAAGGGTGCCCTTAAGACTCAGTTAGGGGTACCACAAGAATATAGATTTAACCGTAAGGAATTAACTAAGATGAAGAATGTCGAGAATGGTCGATCATTCGAATTCAAGGGTCGTCGATTTAGGATGACCCCTCTGCTCAAGCGTAGAGTCTCATTAGCATTAACGCTTATGAAATAAAAAATAAGGATTAACATTTTTTTATTATTTTAGTTTTTGGTTCTGTTTATTTTGTTTTTAGTTTTTCATTAATGACTACATATACTACCCTCCTCCTCCCATTTAAGGCGTAATTCGCCATACCCAGTATATATTAGTTGATATAGTCATTACTCATACAGTTCTTCGATAATCCATCCTGAGTGGTCGTTGTTGATATACTGAGTGAAAGGCATCGTCTTCGGCGCTTCGTCCTCATTCTCTTGAAACTTGAAACCGCCAGGAAACGATGCAGTAACCTTCTTGGTCTCCTTGATAGTAACATCGCCGAGCGAGTCCAACCACTTCTTAGTTGCCTTACGGAATTGCTTGTTCTCCATTGCCTCTTCGATGATGCCGTGGTAACGACTGTTACGGTTGATTAGGTATTGAAACATAACCTCCATAGTCAAAGCGGCAGTGCCGGTCAAGACCTTAGGGACATCCAAGTCAAAGTCCTCCATCTTCTCAACCAGCGTGGCGATGTAGTCCTTACGAGGGTTCTTGGAGGGTCCCTTCTTAGCGTTACCGCACCGCTTGATAGTGCCGTCGCAAAGTGCATCATGGACTGCCTTCAACTTCTTACGCTCGAAGACCTTACTGCACTTAAGGCACTTATCGCCCTTCATGTAGTAACCGAGCGCCTTTGCTTCTTCTTCGCTCTTGAGACCAGCGATCTCCCAGGTTGCCTTACCTTTGGACCAACCCTTCTCCTTCTTGGCGGGGACCTTAGGGCATGCCGGACGACTTGCAGCGAGGACCTTCTCTGCCTCTTCGCCGGACAACTCCTCGACCGAGTAGTCGCTGTCCTCAGCGCTGTCCTCAGTGGCGGAGGTGCTGTCCTTACGCTCCTTCTGCTCCCAGTCCTTGAGGGTCTGCTCTCCTTCGGCGAAGTCTTCGGCGGTGCAAATCTCCTTGGGTTTCAACCGAAACGCCACGGCGCCGGAGGTCTTGCCTGTCTTAGTCTTGATAGGGAGGGACATTTTCGTGATTTGTGTGTGTGTGTGTCTGTGTGCTATGGTAGCGGATTGCTGATTATTCTTAGGGAAAATGAAAATCAATTTTATTTTGTTTAGACCTACAACCAGTAAGGACACCGTGTCTCATCTGGTAGGGTCAAGTTAATCACCCCCAAAAACCTCTGTCTCATTTGGCGGTGCGGTGTCCAATCTGGTGGGGTGTCCCAACTGGTGGATATAAAAAAAAGGGGGGTACCCCCAGTTTTTTATAATTATTTAGGATCTATTTTAAGGACATCTATTTTTAGTTCAGGCGGATGCGGCGAGGGTGACCGGAGCGGTTGCGACCGATGACCTTGTAGAAGACTGGACGGCGGTAGGACGGCGGTGGGGACGCATCTGCTTCCGTGTAAGGCGGTGGCGAAGGTCCCTCAACCAACTCGGGGTCGATGACTCGAGCGGCGGAGTTGCGGACGATGAAGCGACGGCGGCGGCGTGGTGGCGAGTGCATCCCGTGGGCGACCTCGATTGAGGCAAGGTCCCTAAACCACTGGTCGTAGGTAGGGACGGTGTGGTAGGCACAGGCGGTAGCGGCGGAGTTTATGGGGGTATTTACTGTGAAGTCGTAGTCCCAGTCGAAAGCGTTGCCGAGAGTGTTTGAGGACATGATTAGTTAGGAGAGTGAGTCTGGAGGTCAGGTGATTACTTTATTTCTTAGGGGAAATAAGTTTCAATTTTTCTTTGTTCAGGGTGTCCAATCTGGTAGGGAGATTTAGTTAAAGGTACCCCCTGTTTTTTTAAGGCGATAAAAGTGGGGGTAAGGCAGGGTGCAGTTTGATAAAAGTGGGGGTAAGGCGTGAAGTGGTGGTTGGGGGTCAGCGGATTGCTCTTTTTTCTTAAGGATAAAATCCTTCAATTTTGCGTTGTTGATGTCCTCAGCACCTTGTCCAATCTGGTAGGGATAAATTAAGCACCCCATAAACCTTATGTCTCGTCTGGCGGTGAAG